ATGAACTCAAAAAATAATGCAGACCTTGGATCGTCAAAAGCTAATTGTTTGCCAGCAAAAGAAAAACCCTGACAAGGAGAGCCAGCAAGTATTAAATCTACGTCTTTGAAATTTTTTGGATCTAAATTACAAACATCTCCAACTTGGATTGTGTCGGGAAAATTAGCTTGGGCTACTTGAATTGCAAACTTGTCTATTTCACTTGCGTAATAAGTATCTATCTCAATACCAAGTCTTTGTAGAGCTAACTGACCGCAACTCATTCCATCAAACAAACTAAGAACTCTAATCCCCATCTGTCCTAGTATAATAAATAGTAAAAGATTTTGTAGCTTTATTGGTAATCTTTTTAATCAAACAATCAGGCGATAAAGCTTTTACCTTGTCGAAAGCATGATCAAAAGAAACACAGTCAGATGCTTGAATAATTTTTAACTTATCTCCTTGCTGAACTTCAGCTTGATAATCGTGTCTAACCTCTAAGCTCATCTTTGATATTAAGTATGTGCTTAGATCTTGCTACTGGATCTGCTATATACATTCGATAAATGCAATCGTCTTTGCCGTCAAACCCTAATATAACTTCTCCTTCAACTCTGTAGTATGCAATCATTTCTCCTCCTATACTAAAATAAATTCTATATTAACCATTAAAAATAACACCCATATTGATAACAGTATTATTATAAAATCTTTTGGCGTTAATTTCATAAACTAACAATACCTACTGCTATATTCCAAGACATAATCAGTAGTCCTATCAAGACACATATTCCTAAAGCTATAGCCCATTTATCTTCTCTCATTTGTCTGGAAAGTATTTACGCTTTACATCTGTAGCCATTATGAAAGTATCTAAGCCTTCTAAAGCCTGGTCAAATATAGGTTCTGCATAGTCGCCTACTTCATCTAAGAAGGCTTGTCTGCATTCTTTGATAGATTTGAACTTACCTTGTCGATAAGCTTCATAATAATCTGCTGCCTTTACTTCTAAATCAATTACAACATCTTTAAACTTACTCATCTTTTATCAACCTTAATTTAGTTTTTCTTTTTTCTTTTTTTGCTTGTTCAATAAGGCCATCAAAAATTTCATGCTTTTGTTGCAGCATCAAGAACTCTGAAAGTTGTTGATCAGTAATTTCATTATGATATTTCATAGCTATATCCCAAACAGACCAAACTGTTCCCATAATATCTGGATCGTACTCGCCTTTTTCTTTTACATGTTGTGTTAGTGCTTCGCATCTTTGTAATGCTTTTACTAATTCTGATAATTTTTCTTCAAATGTTTGCATTACTGTCCTCTCTGAGCTTAATTTCTACAAGATTAGGAGAATTATGTATCATAGGCTCTTCGCCCTTCATAACGTCTCTATATAGCCCTAAAGTGCCTTCTAACGCTATCCACCCAGCTACTAAGTCTTTTTCAGACATTTTGAAGATTTTACTAGCATAAGGTTTCTTTTTTTCTTGTGCGACAAAGTAAAACCCTTCTACCTTAAATCCTGCCTTTTCATACCCTCTTTTGTACCAAGACGCTTGTAAATCATAGCCGTACTTACGGACAGAGCTTAGAAATCCTTTAGGCGAACAATCCATTGTAGTTTTGTAATCAACAATAATTATGTTTTTTTCTGAATACGGTTGACCTATTGGGTGTCTAATGACATCAGATCTTAATTTGCAAAGTGTTTCTCCTTCATACCAATAAAATGACGACTCGTATGGACTTTCAAATACAGACGGATAATCAAGCTCATTTGGATTAAGATACTTACTTGCCTCAGGAATAAGTGCATCTTGCATGGCAAAAATATCTTCTTTTTGTTGGTTATTGATGACGGTATAACCCCTTTGCTCATAGTCTGCTTTTAATGACTTATTAGCATTTGTATAAGGAGATCCGACAATAACTGCTATATCCTTATCAAAAGCCTCCTGACCTTCTACTATAAGGGCGTGAGCTGCTGTACCAAACCTTAAAGCAGGAGAGTCCTCTATCTCCTCGTATAAAGCGTGTATTTGGCTATCCATAAACTTTCTTATGGTTGACGAACTAACGCCTGGACTATTGTGATAAAAGCTGTTGGTCAGCTCTGGAAAGTAATATGCTTCATTCAAAACATAATTTTTATGTGGTTCTAGTATTTCAGGCAGACTTTGCATGTTGCTCCTCCTCTTTTAATTTTTCTTTAATCTCCTTAATCCATTCTTTAGTTCTTGCTAAGTCAAACTCAGCCATAGCTAACTGATGAATTAAATCCTCTTCTTTTCTCATAAACTCTTACCTCTGCTTGTATTATATACACAATTAGTATAATATGTCCACTATTCGTAATTAAGGGGAGATTTTTTAAGTTGCTCCTCTTAGTTCTAGTGCCGTTCATGTCATTCTCCCTAATTAACGGCTAAGGTTTCGGAGAGAGCCTGGCTAGAAATCTCTCCGCCCTTTCCTATAATCGTTAAGTATGTATATAATCTCTTATGGCTTATGAAGTTATAAATTTTACTGAAAAATTAGGGCCGCCTACTACTCAAGAACTTATTAGTAAATGCGACAGCATAGTTAATAATCATTGTATAAGAGGAGAGTCGGAACTTTTAACTAGCCTTTGTATGCTTTCTTATGCTTTACAAAAGATAATGCAGATCACACAGTCGGAACAAGAAACAGTACGCCTGGTTAATGAAACTTTAGATGCTCATTTACCTGAAGATTACATAGGGGAAGAAGGTATATATTTTACTGCTGATTTTGAGTTAGATCCTGAAAATTAATATTGTCGGGTTTTTGTCATGGAATATATGACACCGCAACCCCTTTATTTATAAGGCTTTCATTAATATTTTATTTTTTTCATTTTTGTCATAGGAAATAGAAGAAAATACCCTTTAATACTCTAAAGTTCTTGACAACTGAACAGTCGGGAGTGTACCCTTGCTACACACTATTGGGAGAATGGTGGGAGGAGGTCGTATTAGAATACGCTAAAAAATCATGGCAGATTATCAAAAGAAACATGATACAACTTACGAAGGCAATCTACTTGCTGAAAAAGATACTCCTCCTATCGAAACTTGCAACCTAGACAAGAAACTCAATCGCAGACAAAGAATATTCATTTGGACTGCTGTAAATAATCCTAGACTATCTCTGATAGAGTCGGCTGCGAAGGCAGGTTATAAAGATCCACGACAAGCTGCAAACAAGCTCATGAGCAATCCTTTGATTAGATCCGAATACAACTACTTGATGAATGAAGTTAAGAAGAAGTACGAGCTTAATTATGATCGGGCAGTTCAAGATTTGTATGACATTCGGGACAAAGCTTTGGAGGCTGGATCCTTTAATGCTGCAATTTCAGCTCAGAATAGTTTGTTAAGAGTCGGGGGCTTGATTGTTGACCGTAAGGAAGTTATGTTCGGAAAAATTGACCAGATGAGTAGAGAAGAAGTCGAGAGCCGCTTAGAAACGCTGCTTGGTCAGACAATAGAAGCACAAGTTATTCAAGATAACGCTTTAGAAAATGATGATGTGAGTGATCTAGAAAGTGAAGTAGAGCAATAAAAGGGGAGAAAAAGACAAGTATCGCTCTACTTCGGTTATATTTTAACTGCTAATTACACCTCTTGTCTAACCAAAATAATAATCAATTAAGACAACTATTCCGATTAATGCAACCAGCACGACTTCCCAAAACACCATTAAAGGCTAATGAGTGCTTTGATTTTATTAACTTGGAAAACCATTTGCAGTTTATCTAAGTCTTTTTTAGAGTGTCCACCGACATTCCATTCGGTCATATCTTCGACTTCACGACCTTCTTCGCCTAAATAGTTCTTGCCGTTTTTCCAATTATAAATGTGTAGATAAGTTCCGTCTTGAAACTCAATCTCCCATTCAACATCTGTCTTGCCGTCCGAAGTAGATAAATCTACTCTCAATGGTTCTCCAAAAGAGTCGATTAACTCTTGATAAGAACATTTAACATAGCCAATTAAACTTGATCCAAAGACCTTATTTAAATCGACACCTTCATTATGTGTAATGAACATATATGGTTTCATATTACCTCCTCTGTTTCTAATATTATACCAATCCACTTTACATTCCTCATGCTCTTTAAAGCTTGAGAAAGCAAACTGAAATCTGTTTGATTATCCACCGAAATCCAAACTATTGGTTTATTACCTAACTTGGCTTTTCTTGGAT